AATCGACGATGCTGACGCCGTCTTTCAGCGCTGCTTGCTTGCCAGCGTTATCCAGGGAATCAAACGCATCGCGTTTCATGGTTTTTTGCCCGGCCTGGTGCTGCGACTGGTGAGAACCGCCGCCGCTGTTACCGGACGCTTTGAGGATGTAATCTTTCTGCGGATGCGACTCGATCAGTGACTCCAGCGCTTCGTCGAAGCTAGCCAGCTCGCCAGGCTTGGTGCGAGAGAACACCTTATTGCCCTGACCGTCGAAGGCCACGACCTTGCCGTCTTCGATTTTGAAGTTCTGCCCGAAGTACGAACGCACGAACTCAGCCGGGATCGCCATCTTCTCTGAAATGAATTTGGAGCCACCGAAGCGGCCGCCGATCATCTCGTCGTAGAGCTGGGTTTCCAGCTGCTTGGTCTTGCCGTTCGCTTCATCCAGCTGCTGCTGGAATACCTTGGTAATCTCAGCCTTAACCTGGTCAACAGCGCCAGCGTCGATCAGTTTTTTCTGGTCTATTTTGGTCATCATCTCCAGGGCTTCGAGCGCCTTGGTCGGATCGGTGATGCCAGAGAATTTCGCGAGACTGGCTTCCGCCGCTTCCTTCGCTTCACGGTGAGTTTTCGCCTCACCATTCAGGGAGGTGATTCTGGTCATCGCTGCGACCGCATCAAACGGGATCTCTTTGCCGTCGTCATGGACGTACACAGGCATACCGTTTTCAACGACCACATTTCCGTTAGCATCAAGTTTCAGTTTCATTGTTTTTGCTCCAGCCTTCCGGCCATACGTAATGGGTCATCCGACCCGGGCACCGCGTCGCATCCGCTCAGCGGCAGGCATAAAAAAAGCTGCCCGGAGGCAGCCTGTTAGATAAATTCGATTGTAATTTCTCCGCGTAGCTTGCGGGAGTAAACCTCACTCCGCTTTCGTTTATGGATCCGCAGCGGGTGTGGATGAATGCAAGCGACACCTCGCTTAACGTCCGCCCAAACGCAGCTCTTTACCTCATTACCATTTACAAACACCCTTCGTCTGCCACGGCCATCGCCCACGCAGTGAAAATCATCATTACGCATACCCTATCCCTCAAATGCCGACGCATCCACGCGGCGCAGTTCGTCCAGGGTCAGGTACTCCCCGGCATCGCTGAACATCTCCGGTACGGTGATTTTGCCGTCACGCAGCATCTGCGCGCGAGTAACGCCCAGCACCTGCTCCTGCCGCGCGTAAGGCTGCCTCGCAAGCCACTCGGCATAGCTGGTATGTGCTGGCAACTGTCCGTCCATTGAGGCTCGCGTGACGCTGCTCAGCTCGGCTGATGCTATCTGCAACTCTTCCCACGATTTCGTAATCAGGATTTCGCATGAGCGACAGCAGAAATGAATTTTGCCGGGACCGCGCAGATATGGGATTGCATGGCCCAGCGGCTTGCCATCAAGCGAATAGAGTTTGCGATCTCGGATGATGCACCACTGGCTGGTATGTGTGTCCAGCGTCGAAGACCACTGCTTGGCCTTTACGATATCGCTGTTGGCCTGTGCGAATTCCTGGCGCGCTGTAACGGCCACATGGTTCACCGCCGTGCGAGTTACTACCGCAAGGTCACGACGTGAAACATTGATAACCCCGTCCTGGCGGTTGAGTTTCGGCGTGCCGGCAACTCGTTTCACTATCTGCTCGACCGTCTCGCCCTGGAGGAAACCGGAGCGCACAGCACTGGTAATTTTTTCCAACCGATCCGATTCGAGTTTCTGCCCCCACTCCTTGAGCAATCGTCCTTGGAATGGCTGCGCCACAGCTGAGGCGTAAACCTGCTCGGGCGAAATGCTCTGGAGCGGGACGTGCTTGAGGATTTGCTTCGGAATAATGCTGCTGAAAAGGTCCAGCTGGTACCCGGCCTCATACTCGACGTAGCGCGTCAGTTCGCGTGCCAGCGCAGTATTAACTGGCTCATAGGCCTGCTGGTTGAGGTCCCGCACACCCGCCAGCAACGAAGCCAGGCGGCGGGCGCTGTATGTATCAGCGCGCTTGCCATCCAGCAGCACCAACAGCCTGGCGGCCAGTTCAGTATCCAACTTGTTCAGCAGCGCGACCATGCGCCGGGCGACGCCGGTACCGTAACGCGTCACGTATAAGCCGTGCGCGATGGTCTCGTCCTGTAGCCTGTCATTCACGGAACGGGCCATATCACACCCCCGGCGGTGGTTCACTCAGCGACGCAGACTCGGCCAGTAACTCGCTCAGCACCGCATCAGGATCCGCATCGGCATCAATCAGGTTGAGTTTTTGCAGGGCTTTAATCGCATCGATACGGCGAAGGTCACCGCCCTGGCGCAGGGACTGAATAGCTAGCGCAGCAGGAGGATTGAACTCTTTCGACTCGACATCCAGCTCGGTGCGCACATCTACGTTGCCGCCCTCCTTCTCGCCGATGTACTCAGCCATGATCTGTAGGATGTTGTCGATCGCGTCTTCGAGGCTGGTGGCCATTGTGTAGAGCGGCGACTGCTCCTGCATTTTCTCTTCGGAGGTCTGGTCTACCGATTTGGTAGAAGTGTTTTCCGTACGCAGCAGCTTCGCGCCAGCCTGGCGCATCTGTTCCACCAGCTCTGCCAGAGACTCTTTGCCGGCACCAATGGACGAACCGGTATGTTCAACGTATTCCAGCCCCTGAGTTTGCCGATCGGTGAACGACGTGGCAGACGAAGACCCAATTACCAGCTCTTCTCCCTGCTCAAGCCCGAACACCGTCAGTATCGGCACCCGGGCGACGTGCAGGATGTTGTCCTGCTCACTTTGGCTCTGCCAGTGCTTGATATTCAGCAGGGCCATGTTGAGTAGAGGAGGTGAACCACACATAAACCCGGTGCGCTTGGTGTAGAGCGTCACCAGGGTGATATCTTTACGAGAGGTCTGCCATTGATCGAATATCTCCCAGTTCGCCGCGCCCTCGGTACCTCTGGACTTGCGGTAGATTTCCACCTTTCCCGGCGTCAGATAACGTATCTGCTCCACCTTTGTTTGCCCGAAGTCGTCACCGTCCTCGACAACCACCTCTTTGATGCGCAGCGCGGTGAGCTCCAGCTTACCGTCCACCATCTTCGACTTCCATCCGATTACCTGGCGGGGATTAAGCATTGTGACGTACGGGCGCGCACCGGTAGCTTTCTCGTCAGCCTTAGTCTTCACCTGTTCGGCATCTATCCGGGGATAATCCACCAGCGCATGGGATAGTCCATACTGCATCGCCAGGCCGAAGAATGACTGAGCCCAGACATCGAGGCGCGTTCCCTCTAGGTCGATGTTCTTCGCAAACTCGCGAAGTTGATCCGGAACGTTCTCGGCCAGCTTAATCGGCTCGGCAAATACTCGCCCGATGTTTTGCTTAATGGTCTCTTCGTAAGCAGGCAAAAGCGTGGCCACGGAAAGGCGTTTTTTGTAGTCCTCTTTGTTTTCTTTCGGCCAGCGCGGGAGATATGCCTCGCCCAGTTGTCGCATATAGAGCGTGCCGCCCATCAGGGCATCGTTGATATCCCACGCCTCGACCATGTTCCCATAGTCCAGATTGGGTGTTGAGATGTCAGGCATGGAGTTACATCCGTAGTTGAGTGACTTTGCCGGTTGGCTTGATGATCGGGAATTGCTTCACGATGAAATAACCACCAGCGTCGTTTGGGTGATCGTTGTCGGCTGATTTATCCGGCTCGCCGTTTGCCGCCCATACCTGCTGTTCAAGGCTGTCTGTATAGACCGGGCAGCGAGCGACGTTAACTTTGTAGCGGCGCTCACCGTTGCCGTTGCAGAACATGGCATTCATGGAGTTAATGCGATCCTTTACCGGCGGGTTGGCGGCGTTCACCACCACGCTAAATCCGGCCTGCTTGAGCTGCGCAATATCGGTGGCGCTGGCGTTATTGGACTTGCGGGAATCACCGGAAGCATCCGGATAGATGTAAATCTGCCTGGAGGCAACATAGCGCCCGCCCTCGTAGCGCCAGAACTCTTCCTGGATACGCTTTATCATGGCTGGCGTGTCATAAACTTTTATCAATTCACGTACCGCGCGCGGCTCGCCATTGCGAAGGACGTGGATGATGGCCGCCATTTTGCCAACGTTAAAGTCCATGCCGATGTAGAGCGGTTCGCCTGCCTGTTCTTCATCAGTACAGTTATTCAGACGTCGATCGAACTGGTGATAGATGGTGCCGCTGGTCAGGTTGGTGAAGCGCCCCCTCAGATACGCCTTAATCAACTCCGGCGGGTAGGAATTCATCAGCGAAGGGATGTAATCTGTGGGCAGGTTCTTCGCGTTGTCGAACGTGCTGGCCTGTATCAGACCGTACAGGGCTGAGAGCTCTGGCTTTTCACGTACTGCCTTCACAAATTGCTGGTAAACGAATTTGAACCCTTCCGGCGTGGTTGTGACGTCAATACCGTTACGCAGCCCATCAACCTTGTAACGCATACGGGCGATGATTTTTCGCCAAGCCTGTTGCGCTTTGGCAGCCGCCATGACATCCAACTCATCCACCATCGCGTTACCGATTTTGAAACCAACTATCGAGCCTGGCTTCTCCATCGAGCGGCAGATTGTTGTCCCGCGGTACCGTCGCCCCTCGTAGAAGTGAACCTCTTTGTTCCCCTCATTGATTTTGACGCTCAACCCCCAGTCAAAGGCCACCTCTTCGATCGTCGGGTAGAAGATGTCACGAATCTGCGGGTACGTCGGCGCGAAATAACCCTGGTTGATTTTCGGGTGTTCCCACATCCCTTTGCAGATGCCGCCACAACCCACCCACGTTTTACCGGAACCGAACCCGGCAACGTAGGCTTTAAACTTGTGCTCCATCGCGAGGAAGCGAGCCTGTGGGATGTTAAGTGTCGGGCTGATCCCCATCGTCCGCCCTCGCATCTACTACGTTGATATTGATATGAACAGGTGTAGGTTCATCATCCTCGCCATCGCCGGCCAATTCTTTACGGAGTTTTTCCACTTCCAGTTGCCGGCGCTCGATTTCAATCTGTTGAAGTCGCTGCGCAAACTCACTATCAGCCAGGCCAAGCCGCTTCATGACGGCTTCATACATCCGTTCACGGCTTATCGCGGTAATTTCCACACCATGTTTGCCGAGCTTCACGCCGGAATAAGCCAAGGCAGCATCAGGGGGAAGTTTTCGGGTATCAGCAAAGTATGGCTGTCCGATCCCGTCACCATTGCAGCGCGGACAGGCAGGGTTTGGCTCCCGGTTGTGGTCGTAGCCATAACCTCCGACGTCTACCGGCTCTTTGCCCTTTCGCTC